GTACACCAAAAATACTTTAGCACCTTGCGCCTTGGCTAAATCGAGTAGCCGCTGGACGTCGCCGCGTACATTATCTACAGCAATACCTAGGGTTTGGGCCCCGTCGTTGCCCCGCTTTGGCAGCGCTACGTCAATGCCCGCCGCTTCAAACGTCAAAGTGCGGTCGTCCTCAGTGGTGAACACCTGATCGAAAAAACCGCCGCATATCAAGGGCCCGTCGGTCCACGCCGTAGAAGTAAACTCAAGGGTCGGGATTTCTACGTCGCTGCCGCCACTTGCCCGTGCAATATCGATTGCGTTCAAGTGCCCTGCCTCCGGGTGCCGGTAATTTGATTGGTCATTTTTGCAGTCGGCCCGCCACCAGCCATATCCCCGACAATTACGTCGACAATATAGCCTCGGTCGGCTTCGCTAAATCGGGTTGAGGCCGTGGCTGACTGCCCGCTATAGTTATTGATATTGACTATCGGCGCAGCGCCTGCACCGCCCGCCATTCCGGCCTCAGCGTTCTTGTTGCTGACCACCTCGCCGCGCTGGTTTGGGATCATGTACTGTTGCCCGCCCGCGCTAAAGATCTCAGGCGCGCCACCCTCGTTGACACGGTACACGCTGCCGGGGTTAACCGCGCCGCCTGCACGCCTGCCGCCCCCAAAACTCTTGGCGAGCAGCATTGTTGCCAGCAAGGCCGCACCGCCGATCACCGCCGCACCGCCGAACGAGGCGATAGAGGCCAGGCCGGCAGCCGGCGCCATGGAAGAGGCGACAGCGGTCCCGGTAGTGGCTGCCGTTGCGGTAGTGGTCGCCGCAATCGTGCCCGTTGCTGCGGTTTGTGCGGCGGTCACCGCGCCGATACCTGCGGTTTGCACCGCTGCCGTGGTTTCCGCCGCTGCGGCCGCCATGATTTGCTGTTTGACCCAGTTTGCGCCCATCTCGGTTATCGCACTGGTCAGGGTGCCCAAGACCGTTTGAGCAACGCCGCCTACAGCTTCGCGCCAACTATTGGTGCCTGCGGCAAGGCCGGCCAAGGCCTGACCGCCGGACGCCGCCAGGTTATCGATTCCGGTCAACAGCAGGTCATTGCCCATTGAGGCAGCTCTAAAGTTTTCCTCTTGCAGCATCCGCATTTGTTCAGCGTTGGCGACTTCTGCCTGGTGCTTTAGTTCCAGATAGCGGGTATCGCTAAGCAGCTTTTGATCGTTGAGGGTCTGCAGCTGCTGAAGCTGATCGGCGTAGTTCTGTTGCTGGGCGGCGATCGGGTCGGCCTGTGCCAATGCAGCCCGGGCCCCTTTCAAGTCGTACAGGGCGCCCGCCAAGTCGCGTACGCGCTGAACCTCGTCAGGGGTGGCGAACTTGCTAAGACTCATCTGCGCTGCGTCTTGAGCTGCCTCGCGCGCGGTTTGACCAACGTTGGCAATTGCTTGGCCGAGTTGCGCGAACTGCTTCTGATCGGCCTCTGCCGCCGTATTGGCCTCTTTGGCGGCCCGGCGCGCGTCCGCTTGAGCCTTAGTTTCAAGCTTAGCGGTTTCACTGGCGTCTTTGCGGCGGGCCGCAGCCCCGTCAGAAGACGCCTTTGTCCGTGCTTTTTCAGCTTCAGATAGGCGATAGTTATCAACCGCCAGGGCAACCGCCAGGGCCCGTTCCTGTTCAGTGGCGGATGTGCCGAGCTTTTGCAGCGCTATTACCTTGGCGCGTTCTTCACCCTGTGCACGCAATTGGGCGTTTTGTTCGGCCAACTGCTGGAGCGATTTTTGACCCTCTACAGTGTCGGTTTTAGCCGCCCGAGGTGCTGTCGCTGCGCCGCTTCCGGACTCCCTTTTTTGCTCCTCTACTCGAGCGTCCTGCATCGCCTGAATTTCTTTATTCAGGCCATCGACCCGTTTTTTAGTGGCCGCCGCCGTTTCGTTCAAACCGAACTTAACCTGAGTGGCGTATTGCTCCTCGGCAATTTGACGTTCACGAATTAGCGTGTTGAACTTTTCTTGGCCTTGCAGATTTCCGGCCAAGTCGTTAGTCGTACGCGCGACCGAATCTAGGGCGGCGGCTAGGCGTTTGCTGGCCCCGGTAGCTTGGTCCAGTTTGGAGATGGCCGCGCCAAAGGCGACAACTACTGCATTGCCCGCATCGGATGCCGAGCGAGGGAGCTTTTTAAACTCCTCGTTTACGGCGGGTACGCGCTGCAGCAATAGGTCGAAAAGCTGTTCAGACGTGATTTTACCGTCGAGCATTGCTTGGCGGAATTCGCCCATTGACATCTTGGACGCTGACGCCAGCTGCCGGATAAGCTCGGGCGTCTGTTCGACAATGCTGTTGTACTCTTCAGCGCGCAGCGTGCCACCCGCCAGTGATTGGCCGAGCTGACGTAAAGCGTTCGCGGTCTCTTCCGCGCTTGACCCGCCGATCTTGCCGATCTTTTGCAGCGTGCCAGTTAACGTAAGGACCTGATCATTAGTGGCCCCGAGGGTTTTCAAGCTTGCAGTGAGCGACTCCCACAGTTTTACGGTTGCCGGCACGGTTTGACCGGTCTGCGCGGCGATTGCGAGAAGCGCTTGATAGTTGGTGGTGGCCTGAGTAAGCGACGGGCTCAAGCGCGTTACGCGAGCTTCCAGTAACGTAAACTGCTCGGCGAGCATTGCCCAGGACTTGAGCGTCTGAACAGTAATAACCCCCGCCACTGCTGCCGCGATAGGAGTTAGCGAGCTCCCGAAATTGCTAGTGGCTTTGGTCAGGTCCTCGACAGGTTTTTTCGCCTTAGCGCCGGAACTCTCAAGCTGCTTGTATTGGGCGTCTAGCTTTGCCAAGTAGCTTTGGTACTGCGTGACGCTTATCTGGCCTTTATTGAAAGCCGCACTTAACTGGTCCTGCATCGAGTCGAGGCGTTTAGTAGCAGCAAGGACCGGATCGATTTTACCGAGCAAATTTGAAAGCGCGCGGGCCTCTTCCTCGGTCGCCTTGGTGGTTTTTTCAGTTGTCTTTCTGAACCCTTCAGAGGACCGGTCGGTCTTGTCGAAAGATTCTTGCAGGCCGTCGAGGGCTTCGGCGGCCCGGCGGCCCGCTTCGATAACTTTGTCGGTCTTGGCGTCGACCTCGTAATAAATCGTGCCAACGTCTTCGGCCATTTACTTTTTCCCCGCACGGGCAGCATTGATTTTCGCAAGTCGAGCCAGTTTAGCGTCAACGTCGCCCGCGGTCATAGGTTTAGGCCCAGGTTTCGGCGGGAACTTCGACCGCATCACCTGTATGAAGCTTGTCATAGTCAGGTTCCAAGCGTCCGACTCGGTCATGCCCAAGTGCGCTATGGCAGCCGATACGAAATCTACCGCTTTAAATTCCTTCATTGGCTCGCCCACGCGCCCGGGCTCCGGTTCGGCATCGCCGAGAATTCCGTGGCGGATGAGGCATTGCGCAATGGCGACGATATCGGAAAGCGGCATTTTGCCGGGGCTATAGGAGATCCGCCCGCGGCCTGGAACCATACCGCCGATAAGGTCACCGAGATCCTGCTCGCCAGCACAGCAATACAGCACCGTCAAAGCGTGCTCGAACCGCTCCTTGCGAAAGCGCTTGAGCAGGTAGGGGTCGGCCGGCTCTGGCGCTAGCAGCATCGCAGTAACTTCGACAATTTCGGCCGGCGTGCCGATTTGAGACATAGAAAAAAGGGACGGGCGCAATAAATACGACCGTCCCCCGTGTTCTATGCCGACTTCGCCGATGGCGGTCAGCGCACGCATTTACACCTCGACGAGCCAGGCCGTAACGTCGGTAGCCAAGGAAACGGCCAGGGTCACGGCGCCAACCAGGTACGCTCGATAATTGCCGAGCGGGATAGCGACCGTAGCGCCAGCGGCAACTGTAATCGAAGCCCCCGCCGCTGTGCTGAACGCAGAACCCGTACCCGGCACCTTGACACTAGCCGGAGCGTCGGCGCCGTCCAGTGTCAGCGTTACCGAAGCGCCGGAAGCATTGCGCACATAGAGCACTTGCTTGTACGACTGGTTGAAGGTCAGGGTATTGGATAGGCCGACGGCGACCGGGGCCACCACCGTAAAGCCTACCGCGTCAAACGGGCGGACTGCTGGAATGTTAGCCATTATGGGACCACCGGAGTATCAGTGACGATCAAGCCGAACGGCGAGTAAGCCGCCGACGCTTCGAACGAACGGGTTACCACGTCAGTGGTGGGGGCCGACAACGAGATGTTCGTGATGATCATGAAGCATTCGTAGGTCAGGTCCGGACCGGTTAGGCGGATCCAGGCATAAGGCTTGCCACCAGTCGCAGCACCGCTGATCACATGCTTGACCAATGCAACCTGGTTGACGGTGCCGATCTCGTCGGTCGAACGCGCTACCAGGTCACCGCTCAACGAATAGTTGAGGTAGCTAACGGCGGTGTCCTTGAGGTTGCCGACAGTCAGGTCAGAAGTCGTGTCGATGGTGTCCCATTCGACCGTTTGTTCCTTGCTGGTAAAGCCGCCGATAGGAATGTAGTCGCCCGAGTCGGGTTTGGTGTCGCCGCACCCCGCGAACCACTCCATTACATAGTCAACGCCAGTCATCGACTGGTTTGCGCATACTGGCATTTTGGTGCCCTCTATTTGGATTTTCAGTTATGCCCAAGAGGGCGCGTACCATGTTACCGCATCGGCGGCAAGTAGTCAGCCTGTGATCAGCTGCAGGTTAATCTCGAACCAAACCCGTTCCTCGAGAGTGTACCCCGGCCCGATAGGCCCGCCCTGCATTCGAAATTGTGTCACATCGCAGTTACTGTTATCTGTCTTCAGGCGATCGCGGATACTGTAGGCGATCGCCCGTAGCGGATTGGTGTCGGCGTTGCCCTTCTGCGGCCCGAGCAGGATCACCCGAACCGAATCATAATTGACGTCCAGGCCATTGCTGGTACGGCTCGGCATCGCGGTAAGGACGCACAGACGCTTGGCCGCGTTCGTAGCGTTGTCGCGCCAAATCCCCTGGCTGACTTCAAAGCCGTAACCCGCCCATGCCGGGTCAGCTTCAAGCCACTGCTTAACGGCCTCGACCGGAATTGTCATAACTGCATTTCTCGTCTGATGGCATCTTTTATGTCGGCCAGGCCGTCGCGTTCGAAACCCTTCTCTAGGAACCGGGGCTCGCCACCATTTGGCCCTAGGCCGCTATCCCATACATTGCCTAGGCTCTCGGGGTGCCGCGGAGTATTTGTTCCCTTGAGCGTGCCGGGCTTTTCGTGCACAGCCGACGCATAGGCGGCGGCGTAGCCATATCGGCCGGTCCAGCCGTCAGGTGTTTGTTCTACGCGGCGGAACCGGCTGTTAACCAAGGTGCCGAGGGCCATAGGCGTTAATGCGTCAGCGTACCCGCCGCCGATAATCAGCACCGTTGTTAGGCATTGCTCGGTCATCGGCCCGGTGATGTAATCAAAGACCGCCTTGAGTTTACGCCGCACGGAGTCTACGCCCTTGGCTGGCATGATTAGGTCACCGTCCGGAAATCCGGCGTATCGGCAAACGGGCTCATATCCCATTCCATAT